AAAAGGAAACTATAACAAAGGAGCTTTCTGATGAACAAGTAAATCAAAGATTTAAGGACATTGAAAAGATTGTACTACCATTTTTGTACAATCTTTCCAAGTCCGATGAGCCTTATATCCATTGGCCGAACAGAGGGCCGATTATTAAGGCACAAATAGAGAAAATCTTAAAACTAACGAGAGGATAATATGAACGCTAAAGCAAAACATAAAGAACTCAAATCAAAAGTAAATGAAATTGAAACAAAAAGAAATAATGATAGATCAATTACAAGTTGGATGGAATTAAGAGAACTTAAAAAACTTAAACTAAAAGCAAAGGATAAACTATATGAAATTAAGCAAAAGCTTCACGCTTAATGAATTAACTAAATCACAAACTGCTGAAAGAGAGGGGATTAATAATAATCCTAGTGAAAGTCAAATCGAAAAGCTACAAAGATTATGCGAAAACATATTACAACCAGTCCGTGATCATTTTGGAATGCCAGTGGTAGTATCTAGTGGATTTAGAAGTGCTGAATTATGCGTAAAAATTGGCTCATCTATTAACTCACAGCATACAAAAGGAGAAGCGGCTGACTTTGAAATATTTGGAGTGTCAAATCAGGAACTGGCACATTGGATTGATAAGAATTTAGATTACGACCAAATGATATTGGAATTTTGGAATCCTGAAGAAAAAAATAGCGGATGGATACACTGTTCTTATAAAAACCCTGAAGAAAATAGAAAAGAGTTTTTAAGAGCATACCGAGACGAAAACGGTAAAACTCAATATGAAAAATATTCTTATATAAAATACGCAGGACAAGATGCCTCAAAAGAAGAAGTAAATGATATGTATGCTGAAAAAGGCATATAACATTGACAATTGATTAATTTTATGATATATTATTATGATACAATAAATGAAGGTGAAATATTATGGCAAAAAAATTTAATTTTATAGATTTAGATAAATCTAAACTTCCTAAAACTGTTGGTAAAAAAGTAGATGGATTTCGTTTTTATGATATAGACGGAAAAGCATATCCATCTGTCACAACGGTATTAGGTATTCGTAAAAAAGAAGAACTCCAAAAATGGCGAGATAGTATTGGCGAAAAAGTTGCCAATTGGGAAATGGGTAGAGCTGCTCGTAGAGGTAAAGCAACACATTTATTAGTTGAACAATACTTAAAAGGCGACACTCCATCTGTAAGAGATGTATTACCTCTAGGCTTATTTAAATTATTAAGACCCTATGTAGATCAGATTGACAATATACATTGTTTAGAAACAATTATGTATAGTAAGAAGTTGACTATTGCTGGACAAGTTGACTGTATTGCTGAATACAATGGTAAACTATCTGTTATAGACTTTAAGACAGCCAATAAAGAAAGACAAGAATCGTGGATTGAAAATTACTTTTTACAAACATCTGCTTATGCATTGATGTATGAAGAATTATTTGGTAAGTCCATAGATCAAATAGTAATTTTAATTGCTGGTGAAGATGGAACTATTGCTTCGCATATTAAAGATAAAAAAGAATATTTACCAAAATTAGAACAATCTATACAAGACTTTTATAAATATTACGAACAACAAAATAAAGAAAAAGTCAAAAGTACGAACTAATTAAAAAGGTGATTTAACATATCCTACTTGCGACCTCAACAGCTAAAGGGAAATATGAAGAAAATAATATTTGCTTTAATATTATTATGTTCAAGTGTATATGCAGAAGAAATATTTGTTTGGAGAAATTTACCAGCGGTTTGTGGAACTCCAGAAGATGTTGAAAAATATATTGAACTAAATGATTTTGAAGCGGTAAGTGTAAGTTTAGGGAGAGAATCATCTCGTCCAGATGGCGAACCTGTTTATATGGTGACTTATTACGCAAATGATAGAAAAGAATCATTAGCAAGAGTTGATATACCAGATGGAATAGAAAGTTGTATTTTGTATCATACATTTAATACATCTATTGTACCTAAAAAAAATAATTTATAAAGGAAAAAATGAAAAAAATTATAATGTTATTTGTGGCAAGTTTATTGATAACTGCTTGTAGTATAAAAGAACCAAGATTATCTTTTGGTAAAAAATGTATGGTTAAAGATGACAAAGTTGTCTATTCATATGTTTGGGTATGGGATAAGAATGTTGGTTTAACTGCTACTGAAGCTGATTGTGAATTTATTGCAACACATAAAATAAACAGAATTTAACACTTGACATACTTATAATATTATGATATATTAATAATAGGGCGCCAAAGCTAGCGTTGCGGCGCCCTTTTTTATATGAGATTAGATAATGAATAGTAAAGAATTTAGTTTAAAAATAGAAGAATTGGTAAAACAAAAAAAGTGTTCTTATATGGATGCTGTAATATCTTATTGCGAAAAAAACGAATTAGATGTTTCCACAGTAAATGGTTTAATATCTAAACCACTAAAAGAAAAAATTAAGATAGAGGCAACAGATTTGAGACTATTAAAGTTTCCTAAATGTGGAGTATTACCTTTATAATGTATGGAGGATTTGATGTATATAAAGTTTATCTCGGTGTTAAATTACATTTTACATCAAAGACATATGACTATATAAAGTATGGTGGAAAAGTTAATGCAACACTTGATAGTTTCACAAAAAGGAAAGATAGATACTTTTTCCACAAGTTGAGTACAAAATATGGGAAAGATAATATACTTGATTTCTTCGTTGCTAACTTTCTTGCAGATAGCAAGAGATGGGTTGGTAATCTTTTGGAAAATGATGGTAGAGATGTTTACTTGGATTATAGAAAACGTAAAGAAGCATTTACCTACCATTTTAGAAATGATTGCGTATTGGTGCGTGATGATTTTGCTGCTCGTAGGATTTCTTTTGATGATGGTTTACACAGTAGTGATGGTCAGCATCCTAGACTTTTACGATTACTTATCCAAAAAAAATTGGGAATACAAACCGCAGTCGTGTTTGATTACTTCTTATCGTTTGTTAAAAATTGGAATAAGGAAATTAAAGAAACGTTTGTATGGCCTGAAATCGCATCTAAGATAGCGAGAGTAAAACCATTTATTAACTTTAATGCAACTGAATGTAAAATAATTATGAAAGAGGTATTTGTAAATGAGCGATAATGTTATACCAGAGTCAAATAAGATAGGTCCTAATGGCGAAGCGATAGATAGAATCTATGGTAGTATTACAGGACAATTGACTTTAATATTAAAAGATGGTTCCACATATGGAAATAAAATAGACAAGAGATCAATTAAGTTAAGTGATAACACATTGAGTTATGTTTATAATGCTGACAAAAAATGGTTTGATAGAATGGGATTACCAATAGATAAACCTGATAATTTAGTGACAAGAGATAAAAGTGAGTAGAGTTGTTTTTTGTTTAGGTAATGGTGAGAGTCGAAAAGGTTTAGATTTAAATAAATTAAAACCTCACGGAAAAATATATGGCTGTAATGCTTTATATAGAGATTTTACACCAGATGTTTTAGTTGGTGTTGATCAAGGTATAATGCACGAAATATATCATAGTGGTTATTGTCATAATAATGTATGTTATTTTAGAAATTGGTCAAAAGTACCAGCAGAATTATTTGATAATATGATTAAGGCTGGTGCTTCTGATGAAGATTTAAAATTTGCTAGAGATGAAGGTGTGTTTTTTGAAAATAAAAGAATGCCCGACACAAATCATTTTGTAATGCATGGAGCAAGTGTTTCAGGTGCAGTGACTATTATTAAAAAAGATAAATCAAAACAAAGAAAACACATACAACAAAAATCAATTAAGATTTCTTGGATTAAAGATAATGATAAATCAAATTGTATCAATGATATATTAAAAGATAAAAAGGACCCAGGTTGGGCTGCTGGACCTATCTCTGGTTATATTGCCTGCATAAAAGAAAAACCTAGAGAAGTATATTTACTAGGACACGATTTGAATAGTACAAATAATAAAGTTAATAATATGTACAAAGGAACAAAAAATTATGTATTACCAGATCACTCCCCAACCCCATCTGTAAATTGGATACAACAATGGAAACAAACATTTTGGGATTTTAATGGTAAAAATAAATACAACAAAGTACAATTTTATAAAGTAAATGATAATATGAAAAACCAAGATAATGTTAATAGACCAATATTAGAATGGGATGGTACAGTGACAAATTTAACATATATGGATATGAAACAGTTTTATAAGAACTTTAATTTAAAATGAAACTACTAAAAGCTAGTCATATACAGAAAAATCCAAAACGTAAAGTTTACGTTGAAATGGCCTTATCAGATTTAGTTGAAAAGGTAAATAGAATACAACCTAATTATGTAGAAAAACCAGATGATGTGGAGTTTCAAAAAGTTGAAAAAGATATATTAGAAAATGGATTGACATTTCCTATTGAAATTAGAAAGAGTGATGGTGAGGTATTACAAGGTAAACAAAGATGTCAATTTGCTAAGAAATATGGATATACTCATATTTCAGCTTATTTACTATAATCAAATGAACATTGACATTTTAAGTAATTTGTGATATATTAGACGTTAATATGTTTGATAAAATAGTATATAGAATTTGTGATAAGATAGTTTCTATCTGCGAGTCAATCAAAGGTAGAATTAAGACAACACCACAAAAAGATTGGTTAAAAGGCTATCGTAAGTGGAAAAGTCGTATAAATAAAAATGAAGGCGATTAAACAGCCTACACAAATACAACGAATACGAAAATACAAAGGAGATAAAATATGGATTTCGAAGCGTTAAAACAATCGTCAAGTAATTTTGACAAATTAACAAAAGCCATCGAGGCTAATCTCGGTTCAGAGAATAAAGAACAAAACAAATCAAAATACCAAGACGACAGATTTTGGAAACCAGAACTAGATAAAACTGGTAATGGTTATGCTGTCATTAGA